AGCGACTCGCATAGCAGGAAAAATCGCGTACGGGTTACACCTGGCTAGTGACCCTTACAGCTCCTGGGCCATCCCGGCGGCCTGGATGGCCTCCCTGGTGCTCGGTCGCGGAGCTTCCTGGCGCCCTCCAGGCCGCCGGGCGACCGGGCCGAGTGGAGACCCACTAGTCCCTCGAGATGTGGGGCCAGATGGCGGTGTCGACGCGGCCCTCAGCGATGCCCAGAGATGGTAAGGACAACCTTCCCGGTCGCGAGGTGGGTAGGTACGAAAACTCTGCAGCGACCTAGGATACGCGCATAGGTATCGTTTCCCCTGCTCAGAAGGGGTGTAGTTTGTTTGACGAATAGTTGAGATTGTTTGACGAAAGGTGAGGTTTTGGTGCTGTAGACCCCATCTCGCGACCGGGAAGGTTGACCTGCCTACTTCTAGGGGGTACCCTGGAGGTCCCATCCCGAACCCCTAGGAGGACCCATGGCCAAGCGCAAGACCGGCGACTTTCATGCCGTCGAACGGACCGTCCCCTGCAGCAACTGCACCCTGCCCGTCAAGGTCCGTCGCCGGAGCCTCACCGGGCTTCACTTCTGCGCCGCTCGAGACTGTCAGGCCGCCAAGCAGCGAGCCCACTACGCTCGTCGTCGGGCGGAGGCCGACCGGCGTCAGGAGATGGACACCGAGATCGCCGTCGACCTCGCGATGCGGGTCCTGACGGCCGTCATCAACGGCGACCGGGTCGAGTGCGAGTCCTGCGGCCGCACTGATGCCATCGTCAACCTGATCCACCCGACCCCCGACCTGACCGGCGCATGCCGGGAGCTCGTGAGGACCGCGCCGCCCGAGGGCATGGGCCCCCGGCTCGTCTACGCCCTCTGGCCGGAGACCCAGTCGTGAAGCTGAACGCTCAGGAGGCCGACTCCATCGACCACTTCGACGAGTGGTGGGAGACCGCCAGCATTCGCGACGCCCTCTCGGTACCCCCCGAGCGGGGCTGTCGCTGGTGGAGCGGCTACTCGACGACGATCTTCCGGCGCTATCGCGAAGAGACCCGTCAGCGCTTTCCTCGAGAGAAGGCCCTCTACGAGTACGTGCGCCTGACCCATCGCGCCTGATACCCTGGTGCCGTGGCCCGGAGGCGGGTCTCTACCCAGACCGCAGGAGGTCCACCATGGCGATGGCGCCGTACGTGATCGTGCTCGCGAAGAACTCGCAGGAGGCCGCGAAGTACGCCAAGCGTGCCAAGCTCACCCGTGGGCGGTACCGGCTCGTCGCCTCGGCTGGCTCGATCCATGGCCTCCGCAGGGCCCAGATCCACCGCCTCCCCTCGTTCGACCAGCGCCCGGACAAGCACCGGATCCTCGCCGAGCTCCGTCACGGCAAGCACGAGTTCCACAACGTGACGATGCCCCCGCGCGCGGAGGCGAAGGTCGTCGACCAGGGCGACGGGATGGGCCAGCAGCTCACCATCGACGACGCGCTGGCATCGGCCGCCATCATCGAGCAGCACGGTGACGTCGTCCAGGCCGCCGCCACGCTCGCGGACCGGCCCGAGGTCGACGAGCTGGCCCAGGCCAGCGCTGAGCACGATGCGGCCATGATCGACGCCCTCGAGCGTCATGTCGAGCGCGACCAGTCCCAGGACGTCAACGTCGAGGCCGAGCAGCCCATCGTGGAGCTCGGCATCGCACCCGGGGACCTCCTCGAGCCCGAGAAGGTGAACGACGAGCTCAAGAACCGGCGCCGCACGAAGTGCAAGAAGTGCCTCCAGCTCCACCTCAAGGACGCGCCCTGCCCCGTCCCGGCCGCTGGGATGTTCGACTGATGCCCGGCCCGCCCCCGAAGCGGGAGGCCGAGCGCCGCCGCCGGAACAAGACCGAGGTGCCCGTCGAGACGGTCAACCTCGACGAGCTGATCTCCCAGGACGTCGAGATCCCGCTCCCCGACGAGGACTGGGAGCCGCTGACGAAGGCCTACTGGGCCTCCTTCCAGCGCTCCGGGCAGTCGATCTTCTACGAGCCGTCCGACTGGATGACGGCCTACTACCTCATGGAGGTGCTCGACCGCTGGCTCAAGCCCCAGGACGTCAAGGTCGGCCAGATCGGGTCCGCCAGCGGCGAGAACAACGGCGGCGACGTCGAGTACATCTTCGAGCCCAAGATCGTGGCCATCCCCGGCAACGTGCTGACCTCGATCCTCAAGGGCCTGACGGCCCTGATGGCCACCGAGGGCGACCGCCGGAAGCTCCGCATCGAGCTCGAGCGGAAGCGCGCCATCGACGCAGCCCTGCAGGAGGGCTCGAACGTGGTGCCGATCACCCAGACCCGCGAGGACCGCTTCAAGCGATGAGCGGCCTGGCCGACGCTGCCGTTGAGGGGGTCGTCCACCGGCAGCCGGGCGTGTACACGCGCGGAGACGAGGACTGGGACATCGTCCCCTTGACCCTGGGGCCCACCTGGGACAAGGACCCGACCTGGGTCGGTCCTCGAGACCCCGAGGGCTACATCCTGCCGAAGCTGACCCTCGGCTGGCAGGCAGTCCAGTGGGGCGAGAGCAACCTCCTCTCCGACGAGACCGACGAGTACGACAAGCCCCTGCCGTTCAAGCTGACGAACGAGCAGCTCCGGTTCGTCCTGTGGTTCTATGCCATCGACGAGACCGGCCGGTTCCTCTACCGAGAGGTCGTGCTGCAGCGCCTCAAGGGCCACGGCAAGGACCCCCTGGCGGCGTTCATCATCGCCGTCGAGTTCGTGGGCCCCTGCCGTTGGGCCGGATGGACGACCCAGGATCTGCCCCTCCTCGGGCTCGAGCACGGCGACCCCTACGCGAAGCCGCACCCGCGCTCCTGGATCCAGCTCGCGGCCGTCGCGAAGGACCAGAACAAGAACACGTTCACGATCCTGGCCGGAATCTTCACCGAGGACTGCAAGGCCGAGCACTCCATCGACATCGGCAAGGAGATCATCTACGCGTACCACGGCGTGAAGCGGATCGAGGCCGTCACGAGCTCCCCGCGCGCCCTGGAGGGCAACCGGCCGACGCTCGTGGTCGGGAACGAGCCTCACCAGTGGCTGTCGAACAACGAGGGCCATGCGATGGCCGACGCCATCGAGCGTAACGCCACGAAGGCGAAGGGCGGCGCCGCGCGCCAGCTCTTCATCACGAACGCGTTCAACCGCTCGGAGGACTCGGTCGGGCAGCGCCTGCGTGACGCCTTCGACGACACCGAGAACTCGGCCCGGCGCCAGACGATGATGTATGACTCTCTCGAGGCCCCGCGCGCGGCGAAGCTGATCCCGCCGAACCTGCCGAAGGAGGCCAGCCCGGAGGAGAAGGTCCGGCTGACCGAGAAGTACCTGACCAAGGTGCTCGAGGTCGTCCGTGGGGACTCGGTCTGGCTCCACCTCCCGGACCTCGTCTCCTCGATCATGAACCCCCGCAACCCGGTGTCCCGGTCCCTGCGGTTCTGGTTCAACTCCGTCGCGACGGCCGAGGACGCCTGGCTGGATCCTGTCGCCATCGAGGCCGCCATCGACCCGATGGCCGTCGAGGCCCGGCGCAACCAGGAGTCCCAGCGCGCGATCCTCGAGGCGGGCTGGCTCGTCCTTCCCGACGAGCCCGTGGCCCTGTTCCTCGACGCCTCGAAGTCGGACGACTCGACGGCCCTCATCGGGATCCGGCTCCGGGACGGCTACATCTTCACGGTCGGGGTCTGGCAGAAGCCGAAGGGCAAACGCGGCGAGAACTGGCTCGCGCCGCGCGAGTCGGTGACGCTCCAGCTCATCCACGCGTTTACACGCTTCAACGTGATCGCGTTCTGGGGCGACCCCTCGCACACCAAGGACGACCTGGACGACACCGCCTACTGGGGGCCGACGTTCGACCACTGGATGCAGCTCTTCAAGGTCGACGACCCCGACGGCCGCTGGAAGGCGCTCGACCCGAAGTTCTGGCCGGTCAAGTCCGGCCTGCGGACCCATGCGGTCAAGTTCGACATGAGCGCGCCGCAGAACCAGCTCATGTTCATCCGGGCGGCCATGGAGTTCACGGCCGAGATGGAGCACCTCAACGACATCGAGGAGTTCGAGCCGACCTTCAAGATCGACGGCCACCCGGCCCTGGTCCAGCACCTCCTGAACGCGATCCGCTACCCGCACCCGGCAGGCGGGGTGTCGCTGATGAAGGAGAACCGGGAGTCCCTCAAGAAGATCGACCTCGCGGTCTCGGCCGTCGGCGCGCGCATGATGCGCGGCATCGTCCTGAACCTCACCCCGGAGGAGGAGCCCGAGCGGGACAACACCATCTGGGGCGTCTAGAGTAGATCCTGGGGCTATAGTTCTGGCACCGCTGATACCATGGGGCCCATGGCGATGTCGAAGGCTGCCGCGCGGGGCGCCGCATACGAGAACTTCCCGGCGTTCCTGCGCTCCCGGCACAAGGCGAAGCTGCTGGACAAGTGGATGCGCGGCGAGCAGTACCAGATCGACCCCATGGAGTACACCGCCGACGAGGACGTTCCGTTCCATGGCCGCCCGTTCGCGCCCTCGCGCGTGGAGGTCACCGAGGAGTTCACTGACCTCGGCACCCGGACCCCGACCCCCTGGGCCGGTCTCGTCGTGCGCTCGCTCGCGCAGACCTGCTACGTCGACGGCATGCGGATGGCCGGATCCAACGAGAACATGGAGGCCTGGAACACCTGGCAGGCCAACCGGTGGGACTCCAAGCAGGGGCCGCTGCACCACACCGCCATCGGGATGGGCGCAGCGTACGGCATTGTCGTGCCCGGCACCGACCCCCTGACCGGCAACAAGATGGCCCGCATGCTGGCCCGGTCGCCGAAGGCCCTGGCCCCGTTCTACGACACCGACGACGACGAGTGGTGCATGTTCGCCATCGAGGCGCACAAGCGCTACGAGCGGACCGACTACTCCGACGTCTCGATGTTCGTCGGTTGGACCGTCCGCCTCTACGACGAGGATGTCACCCACTTCCTGGCCTGCAAGGGCGACGGCCACGACGCCGACGACTGGGAGTACATCTCCTGGGAGCCCCACGGCATGCCGGTCCCCCCGGTCGCCCGCCTGGTCAACCGGCTCGACCTCGATGGCCGCGCCACCGGAGAGATCGAGCCGGTCCTTCCCCTCCTGCGCCGCGTCGACCAGGACGTCTTCGACCGCCTGATCGTGCAGCGCTTCGGGGCCTGGAAGGTCCGCTACATCGCGGGCATGGCCAAGCCGACCGGCAACGCTGCGGCGGCCGCCATCGAGCTCTCGCTGATGGACTTCCTCGCCTCCGGCGACCCCACGACCAAGTTCGGCACCCTCGACGCCACCGACCTCAAGCCCTTCGGCGAGGTCACCGACGCCGACCTCCGGATGCTGGCCGCGATCACCCAGACCCCCCCGCATCACCTGCTCGGCCTCTCGAGCCAGGCCGAGGCCCTGGCGGCCGCCGAGTCCGGCCTGCAGCGCAAGGCCTCCGACTTCAAGATGAACGCGGGCGAGTTCCACGAGCAGATGGCCCGGATGACCGCGATGGTCAACGGCAACCGCGCCGAGGCCGCCGCCTTCGACATGCAGGTCCGCTGGCGCGACACCGAGTCCCGGTCCCTGACCCAGGCGGCCGACGCCCTGGGCAAGATGGCCGTGCAGCTCAAGGTCCCCGTCGAGATGCTCTGGGAGCGCCTGCCGGGCTGGACGGACCAGGACACCGAGCGCGCGGAGAAGATCATCGAGGATGGTGGCATCGACCAGCTCCTCGAGAAGCTCGCTGGCGCCATGGAGGCCGAGAAGGCGGAGTTGCTGAACGACGCCGTCCCTCCGCCGCCGCCCCCGGCCGACGGACCGCCCAGTGGCAACGGCCGCTGAGGTTCGGGCCCTCACCGAGACCTACCGCCGACTGCAGGCGCGCCGGGCGGCGGCCATCGCTGCCCTGGTCGCCTACTATTACCGGTCGAAGGTCAAGGTCGAGGACCCGGCGGCCATCACGCGCTGGATCGAGCTGATGGTCCCCAAGATCCTCGACGAGCATGACTTCCTCGCTGACCGGGCGGCCCTCTACGGCAACCGGCTGCGCCAGCTCGAGATGCCCGGCCCTCAGGGCTACGAGTTCACCCCTCGAGTCGGCGCCGTCGCGGAGCAGATCGAGAAGTCCCTGCGCTTCGTCGGCCCCGAGTCGCAACTGGCCAAGGTGAAGAAGATCCGCGAGCTGGACCTGCCCCCGCTGTCGAAGGTGGCCATGATCGAGCAGGCCCGCGAGGTGACGACCCGCAAGATCGCGGGGTCCGTGGCCCGGCATGCCCAGAACGGCGGCCGCCAGACCCTCTACGACAACATCCTCGAGGACCCGGTGGCCCTGGGCTACATCCGGGTGACGAAGACTGATCCGTGCTTCTTCTGCGCCATGCTTGCCTCGCGCGGCATCGTCTACGGCGAGGACTCGTTCGACTTTTCCGACCCGCGCTTCACCGGGTCCGGCAACGCGAAGGTCCATGACTCCTGCGCCTGCAGCCTCAAGCCGGTCTACGACACCCAGGACCCGATGCTGGTCGACGTGGCCAACTTCGAGGCCCTCTGGTACCAGTCCGATGGCACCGCCCTCGGCTTCCGGCAGATGTACGAGGGCCGCCTCAAGGACGCCAGCTAGCACGTTTCGGTGCGAATGTCGAGGGCGCGTCCCATTGGCCGAGATCGCGCGTGTACCCTTGCAGGTATCAGGGCTCCCGCAGGTGGGTGCCCGGAACGCTCGTAGGAGGGCACAGTGGGAAAGCACACCGACGCACTCGGAACGCTCGACAGCTTCAAGGCTCCGTGGGAGTCTGAGACCGGCCAGGACGCCGAGCTCGATCCCGTGAAGCTCAAGAAGTACCTGTTCAACCTGCAGCTCGACAAGGCGAAGGCGCAGGACGCACGGGACGAGGCCGACGAGAAGGTCACGGCCGCAGAGAAGAACCTCAAGGACGCGAAGGCTGAGGTCGCCAAGGGCGATCCGACCGGCAAGATCGCGGAGCTCGAGGCGGAGCTCGACAAGGCCAAGGCCGTAGCGACGGACGCTGGCAGCAAGGTGGATCGACTCGAGGTGGCCCTGGACAAGGGGCTCTCCGCGAGGCAGGCCGCCAGGCTCGTCGGTAGCACCAAGGAGGAGCTCGAGGCGGACGCCGCCGAGTTCGCCAAGGAGCTGGGCATCACCACCACGCAGGACAGTGAAGACCTGGTCAAGGACGGCGACGAGGACGAGGACGGCAACGTCGTCGATCTCCGCCGTTCCGCACGCCCGGTCGTCACCCCCGGAGACCCGAAGCCCGGCACGGACGGCGAGGTCGACTACGACAAGCTCGCCTCCGGAATCGTCGAGCGACGCAGGTTCTGACCCCCAAGACCGTTTCAGGCCCCTAACCCGTCCAGGAGGACATCATGGCCGTACGCAAGCTCAAGGCGAAGAAGCAGATCAACTTCGCACTGCCGATGATGCAGCGCATGCTCATCGCGCCCCTCATCACGACCATGCTGTCGGGCGAGAACTTCAAGGGCGCCCTCGGCGACACCGTCAACCTCAAGGTGACCGATGGCTCCATCGCCACGGCCCGCGAGTACGACTTCCGTGGTCGCACCGGCCCCATCGTGCTGGACGACATCTTCCAGACCGGCGGCAACTTCCCCGTCAAGCTGAACACTCACCTCTACTCGGCCACCGGCCTCGAGGACGAGCACTTCACGCTGGACGACATCTCCTTCGCCTCGGACGTGCTGGCCCCGCAGGTCGCGGCCGTCGCCGAGAAGATGGAGGCGAAGACCATCGCCGCCTTCCGCAACCTGACGTTCAAGCACGAGCTGGACTTCGACGCGGACGACGACCCCCACCTCGTCACCCTCGAGGCCCGGCGCCTCATGGACTCGGAGAAGGTCGCCCCGCGTGCGGGTCGCGTCCACCTCATCGGGTCCGACGTGGCCGCCGCCTGGCTGGCCTCGGACCGCCTGTCGAAGTACGACAGCACCGGCGAGTCGGGCACCCCGGCCCTGCGTGACTCGATCATCGGCCGCCTGAACGGCGCCCCGGTCATCGAGCACAACGGCCTGAACCCCGAGGAGGGCTACTACCTCCACTCGACCGGCCTCCTGGTCGCCAACGTGGCCCCCTCGGTCCCGATTGGCGCCACGACCGGCCAGTCCGGGATCTCCCGCCTGGGCTACGGCCTGCGCTGGATCCAGGACTACGACCCGAACTTCCTCCGGGACCGTTCGGTCGTGTCGAGCTTCTACGGCGTCAACGAGGTCCGCGACGAGCGGCGCGCTGACGGCTCGTGGATCATCGAGACCGGCGAGTTCGACGACGACGAGCTGGCCGTCATGAAGAACCGCGACGGCTCCGACGTGGTTCCCGTGGCCGTGGGCACGCGCAAGAACGTCCGCGTGATCAAGTACAACGTCACCGGCACCGGCGCGGTCTTCACCGAGACCCCGTAGTCCCCACAGGATTGACCCCTCGACCCCTTGCGGGTCGGGGGGTCTTCCTGTATCGTCGTGCTCATCAGCGGGCGACCGCCGACCGGCACGAAGCGGAAGTTGGAACTCGGAGACAGACCGGGTGCGAGCCGCAGGAGGCCGGGAGGGGATTGCTCGTAGGGGACCGGCGCAGTCGGCCTAGGCGAGGACGAGTGTACCCAGGGATGCCTGGGGAAGATCCAGACCAACGTGGCCGAGGTTCATCGGTCGGCGTGGAGCTTCCGGGCCACGTCGCACCCAGGGGGTTCGACTCCCTCCACCCGACACAGACCCCGTCCGCATCGCGGACGGGGTCTTGTGCGTCCTGGCCGACGTGGTGTATCGTCAGGTCTGCGGGTCCAGCTTTGCGCTACGCGTAACTGGGGGCGGGACAAGATCTCGTCGGCTGCAGTCCGGTTCGAGTCGGACGCCCGCGCCCCACCCACCCGAACACCTGGAGGTCCCCTTGCTCAAGCGCCTGCTCATCGTCCCCGTGGTCGCCATCGCGGCCGTGCTCGCCATGGCCGTCCCGGCCAACGCCGCCACCGTCTACCCGGTGAACTTCGCCGTAGTCAACCAGGCCGCGATCATCACCGACGACGGGGCCCCGGCGCTCCGCATCAAGAACGTCAACGACTGGTCCTCGTACGCCTACACCGGCTACCTCCAGGGCGTGCTGAACTCGAAGCCCGGCCAGCAGATCCAGGTCTGCGTGAAGTACAAGGGCAACATCGCTGGCTACGGTGCCGCGCTGCAGGTGAACAACGGCGTCTGGTCGGTGTCCCTGCCCATCGTCTTCTCGTCGGCGTACGAGAAGCACTGCGTGACGACGACCAACTCCACCACGCAGCCCTACGGCGTCGTGTGGGTCGGCGGCCTGTCCGGCGGATCGCCGAACATCCTGATCCGCAACATCCAGATCACCTGATCTGAGTCAACGCCCGTTCAGACTCAGCACCAACAAGATCGGGCAGCGAGGCCCCGCCGGTTGCGACCGGCGGGGCTTTCGGCTACCCTGGGGGTCGAGGGGCTGAATGGTCAGTCGACGTTGGGAAAGCCGCACGCGGACCCCGACGGACCTGGGTTCGATTCCCAGCAGCTCCACCCCAGCGTGAAGATGGCCCGAATGGACTAGACCGCCCGAAGGGGTGAGTCTTTACTTTCGCGGTACCCTCGAAAGATGACCTCCGAGATCGAAGCCGCCCTGATCAGGGGCCTCCAGGCGCGGAACCGCCTGCTCCTGATCCATGCGCTCATCGCCATCGAGGTCGGCCTGTTCGTCGTCTTCACCGGCGGCCCGCACCAGCTCGAGGACGCCTTCGGCCCCTGGTCGCGGGTCCTGCTCGGGCTCCAGGCGATCCTGCCCGGCATCCTCACCCTGATCGCGATGGCCTACGGCTTCCAGCGCCGGGCCGGACGGATGATGGCCTTCTTCGGCCTCCTCGGGCTGCTGGTCTGGCAGGTCACCATGGCCGTCATCTTCGCGATCCAGGCTCTCAGTCAGGGGGTTTTCCTGAGCCTCGGGGAGCCGATGCCGGAGGACGCCGCGCTGTCGTACGTCTTCTGGGTCTACCTCAACCTGGCCGCCCTGATGAGCGTCCACCTCATCGAGATCATGTACTCGACGTTCTGGAAGGACCGCGCCTCGGGCTCGATCCACTTGGGACCTGGGCCCCACTGATACCATGGGGCCCATGGCCCATCTGATCACGTTCGCCGAGCTGGCCAGGTGGACCGGCAGCGACGTCGACGAGACCACGGCAGATCCCTTCGCGGAAGAGGTGCTGTCGAAGGTCTCCGAACTCGTCCGCTGGCTGGGAGGCCACCCGGACTGGGAGATCGCCGGTGTCGGCGAAGACCTGGTCCCCTTCGACGCGCGCCTCGTGGCTCTGGCTGTCGCGAAGCGCTGCTACGAGAACCCGGCCCAGGTCGTCCAGGAGGGCTCGGTCGGCCCCATCGGCGGGGACCGCGTCCTCGACGCTGCGGCCCTGCTCTTCGAGCTCCGGGAGACCGAGCGGGCCACCCTGGTGAAGTACAACGCTGTCGGCGACCCGGACGGCGGCAACGGCATCTTCGTGATCACGACGACCCCGCGCGCGGGCACGACGGCGGCCGCCACGCTCTTCGTCCCGGACAACTCCTTCTCCGACTGGTACCTCCCGATGTTCAGCCCCGGAGACCCCGGCGACCCGAACCTCTACCCCGACGAGGAGTAGGCCATGCCGAAGGGGACCGAGACCGTCAGGGTCATCCGCAAGGCGAAGGTGGACAAGCTCAAGCCCGCCTCCGGACCGTCCAACGAGTTCGACATCGAGGACTGCCACGTCATCCCGCGCGCCTCGAACGAGGCCGAGGCTGGCTGGGTCCAGCTCTCCGGCTACACCGTCATCGCGCCCGGCCAGGCTGACATCCAGGCCGACGACCAGATGATGGTCCGGGGCGAGCTCCATTCCGTGATCAAGAAGCCGGGCGTTTACACGAAGCGCCGCAAGCCGAAGGCGACCATCGCCACCGTCTCCCGGAGCGCGTGATGGGTGACATCCCCGCCGACTGGGACCACCGCCCGGCGCCGAAGGGCTTCAACCGGGGCGTCTATGCGCGCTTCCGCCCGGACCACGTCTCGTTCGGCAAGTTCATCCTCTCCGACCAGGTGCGCGACCCGGTCCACGAGATCGCCATCGCGATCTCGCTCGTGGCCAAGGCGAACACCCCGCGCCAGGGCGCCCACCGGCGCGGCC